CAGGCAATACCGCTTCTGTTAGTCTTAGCAAGGTTGAAACTCTTCTTGAGTCTATCAACGCTGCTGCGCAATCCGCTGCTGGAAGCCTTGGTAAGCCTTTTACACAGGCCGCGCCAGAGGTTGACAAATACCGCGCAAATATCCAGAAACTTGAGAAACAGGTTTCTTCTCTTCAAGCTCAGCTAGACAAGCTCGCTAAAACGCCCGCGCCGAAGGCTCCTGAAGGGCCAGACGTAAACGCTCTTCGTGCGAAATACGATCCTCTTTTTGCAATTTCCCAGAAGTATAAAGATACACTTGCAGAAATTGCTCTGGCTGAAAAGGCTGGAGCGCTAACGGCTGCAACCGCTTCTAACGCACGAAAAGATGCCGCGAACGCCGCCAATCTTCAGATGACAGCGACAACTAAGCTGACTTCTGTCATGAGTAAGGCGAACGGCGAGATTGGTCTTACGTCAAATCAGCTTCTAAACCTTTCCCGTCAAGGCAATGATGCCTTGACCATGCTTGCTTCTGGTTCGAGTGTTTTTCAAGTTTTTGCAACGCAAGCTGGGCAAACCTTCTCTGCTCTAGAAGAGGGGCCGCAAGGTCTTAAAGGTTCCCTAGAATCAATCAAGCAGTACGCAATTGGTGCCGCTACCGCAATTGGCCCTATCGGTCTTGCGTTCGGCGGAATTACGATTGCTGCTATCGGTTTGGCTCAGGTTCTCAAACGCGATGTAGAACCAACTGAAGACATTATCAAGCGGCAGGCCGCTAGTGTCAAGGCTCTAACGGAAGAATATAATCTTGTCGCGCCTGCCGCTGAAGCGGCTGGGCGGCGTTCACGCGCGGCTATGGATTTTGAAGTTGGGGCGCAAACCAAGAAAGACCTCTTCAATCTTCAGCGCATGGCGTTTGACATGCAGGACCTGCCTGGGGTGAATGCGCTTTTCAATCAGCGCAATCGCACATATACTCAAGCTGAACCTATTCGCAAGGCCCTGAAAGACCTTCAGGACACAGCTAGGGCCGGCGTTCCTGATTTTGTTGCTTATCGTGATGCCCTCACTAAGGTGATTCAAAGCGATGCACCTGAAAATCTGAAAGAAACGGCAAAGTTTCTTCTCGACAATTCCGAGGAGGGCGAAAAAGCCCGCCGCTCCTTCCTTGGAATTGCGGATGCGCTTGATGAAGTTCGAACGAAATCGAATGAAGCCAAGCAGAGACTTTCCGAACTTCAAAAGGAAGTCGCAGGATATAACCCTGATGGGCGTTCCGATGCTCAGAAAATCCAAGATAACTACGCCAAGCAGATCGCTGCAATCAATAAGATTGTAGCCGATAATCCGCGTACAATCAATGGCCTTATTGAGACAGCTAATCAACAAGCAAACGCTGCACTCGACAAGTTGTCTGAAGACGCCAAAAAGAAACAAGCGGAAACCGCAGAATCTCTTGCGAATGTCGGACTTGGGCCACTTGAAAAGCAGATCGCAGAAACTACGCAGCGATATAATCGAGAGATCGAAGAATACAAACGTACCAAAGGCGATGCGGTTGGTGTCGCGGCGCTGGAAGCTGCCAAGCTCAACGATCTCACGCGCATTCGCAAAGAAGCTGGAATTGCAGCTACAGAAGAGGCGGACAAGGTTCGCAAAGCGGCTGATGAGCGACTTGCGGCTATTAGTGAGACAACGGATCGTCTAAAAGCCCAGGTTGATACTTTCGGCATGTCGGAAGGCGCTGCCGCCGCATACGAATATCGCCTTCAGGCGCTTTCAGACGCGCAGCGTGCCGTTGGCGAAGGCAAGGTTATTCCAGAGAATGAGCGGCAAGCTATTGAAGCTGCTGCTGCCAGTGTTGAAGATTACACCAACCAGCTTCGCGCTCTCAACGAGCAAAAGCGCCAGTCAGAGCGCCTTGCTGCTTTTGAAGATGATCTCAATTTTAAGACGCAGATTCGCGGCCTCAATCAGGAGGATCAGCAAATTGCTGAGCGTCTTCGTTCTGTTGGCGTCGATTATTTGTCAATTCAGGGTCAGCAATACGCTGCCCAGATGAAATATAATGATGCTCTTAAAAAGACGAATGATGGCATTATTGATTTTCAAGACCTTGGCGAATCCGCTTTTGACGTTCTAAACGACTCGCTTCGCGAAGGCACTGGCCTTCTCGGCGGCTTGATGAATCTTTTTGGAAAGCTCGCAAACCAACTCGCTTCACAAGCTTTCGGCAAGCTTTTTGGTGGGCTATTCAACCCTGGCCAAACCACTGGCGTTGGTTCTGGAAATAGCTTTTTTCCTCAACCCATAAACTCGGCTCCTACACAAAACAACGCAAACTCTCTTGTAAATACCCTTCAACAAGGCGTTGTTCCTGCATTTAAAAATGCTTCTACAAGTATGACTGCTGCGGCTAAGGCAATTCGAACGATCGAAAGCGGGTCTGCTGCTGGTAACTATTCTGCTATTGGCCCGGCAACGCGAACAGGCGATCGTGCGCTAGGTGCTTATCAAATGATGGGCGCAAACCTTCCGCAATGGTCTAGAGACGCAATTGGGCGGGAAGTTGGAAAGGTTGAGTTTCTTCGCTCTGTAGAGCTACAAGATAAAATCTTTGAGCATCGTTTCGGCAGCTATATGAAAAAATATGGCCCTGAAGGTGCTTCACGGGCTTGGTTCGCGGGCGAAGGCGGGATGAAGAATTGGAATGCCAAGGACGTTGTTGGCACTTCAGTTAATGGATACGGTTCCCGCTTTGGAAGCCTTTACGGTAAATACAACGGTGACAATTCTCCAAATACAACTTCTTCTATTGACCAATCTCGCGCACTAAAAGCAGGCGTTTCTGAAGGTGTAATCGACGCGCAACGTCGTATCAGCACTGGCCAAGCTGGTGCAGGGCTTCAGCCTTCTACTGTAACCGCTTGGACTAGCAACGGTGATATGCGAACGGTTGGTTCGCGCATCAATACGGGTGGTGCCGGTACGGCTCCTTCGGGCTGGAACGGTATGACTGGTGCCGGTTCTATCCTTGGCGTCCAGTATCCCGAGTTTTCTGCGCTAGGTGGCTTGTCTGCCGGTCTTGGCGGCTTTAGCTCTGGCTATTCTTCCGGTTCCCCTCTTTCGGGTGGCTTGACTGGTGGTCTATCAGGCTTCATGTCTGGCGGTCCTATCGGGGGGCTTATCGGTCTTGGGGCGGGCATTCTCGGCGGTATCTTCGGCGGCAAAGCCCAACGCAAGCAGAAGCATCAAGAAGCCGCTGCTAAATGGGAAGAGATGCGTCCTCAGTATGAGGCGTTTGATCGTTCCCTTTCCGGTGAAAAGTCTGGCGATCTTCGTAGATACGTCACAGATGGCTGGGGGCAGCTTTCCAGCTTTATGCAAACTGGTGGCGCCGCTTGGAAGATGGGATCGGGCAATTCCACGGCCCAATTCAATTCCACGGCCAAGAAGCTTTTCGATGGCTTCAATAAAATGCTCAAGGAATTCCAAGACGGCTTCGATGATATGGTTGACGATCTTGCTTCCGGGCAAGGTCTAGAAGGCTCCTTTGCGAAAGGTCGGAATGCCGCAAAAGCTCTTTCTGAGCAAGTCAAAAAGACGCAGGACGATATTGATATTGCTTTCGGCAATGTTGGCTCTATTGATTTTCTGAATACGTCGGCGGCACAAGAACAGGCCAAGAACACCGAAAAGGCACGCGCTGAAGCTTTGGAGCGTTTCAACAAAGCGGCGGGCGAATATGCACTTAGCCTTCTTTATACGGAGCGTACCGTTAGCGAAGTCGAAAAGACGGTTGACGGTTTGCGCGGAACGGCGGCGGGCCTTCAGGGCGTTCTAGAAGATCTTGGTTGGAGTGCGGACGAAGCTGCGAAGGCCATTGGTGAGCGGCTAAATCAAGCTCTGGCTAATATGCGATCCGAATTCGAAAAAGGAATCGCGGATCGAATTGATGATCTCAATGGCAAGGGTTATTTTGCCGAAACACGAGAGATGATCAAGGAATTCAAGCAGCTTCAACAAGATGCTTCTATTCTGGGTGCGGATCAAACCAACTTTGCGGAATTGTTCCGACTTCAGTCACAATCCATCGTTGACGGCTCTGAGTTGACAGGCGATGCGTTTGCGGAACTTATTCGTAAGTTCCCAGAGCTTGAAGGCGTTGTGAAAGAGTTTTCTTCTGCCGCCCTTAAAGCAACGGCTTCTGAAATCAAAAGCGCGATCGAATCTTATGACGAACGTCTATTTGCTGCTAAAAACGCAAACGACGAACTTGTTCTGTTCGATCACAAGGCTGCGCAAGAGCGCATCGAAGCTGCCAAATATGGGACTGAAGCGCTTGCGAAACTAGAACAAGCGCTTGCCGCTGAGCGCGCAAATGCGGCACTTACGATTGCTCGATCGAATCTTGATCGTTCATATCAAGCCGAAACAACCCGCATAAATAAGTTGCTTACGGAACGACAGAAGGAAGCTTCTGAGCTAGAAACTTCAATTTCTTCGCTCGAAAGCTACACGAAGTCGCTGGAATCTTTCCGTAAGTCGATGTTGACGGATGAGAACGTTTCGACGCTTTCGCCTTATCAACGTTTCCTAGAAGCTCAGCAACAATTCCGTGATACGGCATCAAAAGCCGCTGCCGGCGACGAAGACGCTCAAGCAGAACTTGCAAATGCAAGTCAGCGATATCTAGAAGAGTCACGCAGCTACTACGCTTCATCAGAAGAGTATTACCGCTCATTCGAGGAAGTGCGGAAGTTAATTGGCGAACAAGAAGAAACCGCTGGAAAAGCACTTTCTGCCAATCAGCAACAATTGAAAGCTCTGGAATCCCAGATCGAACAAGGCCAAAAAGAGCTAGAATTGCTTGAAAAGCAAAACGAGGCGATTACGGGTCTTAATGCTGGCGTCATGGCTCTTAGCGTTGCTCTCAACGCTTTCGTTTCTGCTACCCTCGCAACACGTCCAGGTGCCAATACAACGCCTGAATCAAAAGCTCCCGCTTCTGATCGGACGACGCAATATCTTATCAATAACCCTGACGTTCTTCGCGGAATTCAGGCTGGTCAAACTTTTGGACTATCCGAAGGGGCATCAGTTGATGATATTGTCAAAGCGCATTGGAACCTCCACGGAAAGAATGAACTAGCCGATGGCCGCGTTGCTTATGCTGGCGGTGGGCTTGTTACCGGGCCGGGAACTGGAACTTCCGATTCCATTATGGCCAAGCTTTCCAACGGCGAGTTCGTCACTCGCGCCGCTTCTGTTAATACGCAGACGCGGGGCATGTTGGACTTTATCAACCGCAACGGTGTCGTGCCTAACGCAAACGATAATAGTCGAATGGAAGGCGTTGAGCGTCGGCTTGACAATCTAACTCGCACGGTTGCCGCTGGCTTCCAACTGAACAACGAAACTGGAATGGAAGGCAATAAGATTGCTTCTCAAACAGTTGAAAACATGAAACTGGCAAATTCCCGATGATATATCTTGTTGAGTTTGATGCTTACAATCTTGTGACCGGCGCTGTTGAAAAACAGCGCTTCGGCACACATGGCTATGTTACCTCTCCAACCGACACGCCTGCTAATACGGCATTTGATGAGCGTGTCAAGCAGCCGGGTAAATACGAAAGAACCACTTTTTCCAACGGAACAACTTCGGGCGAGCCAGACGTTACGTTTGGTTTTATCGAACTTGCGAACGCTGAAGGTTCTCTTGATTATCTTGCCCGTTGTGCGGTTGATGGTCGCACGCTTGCGATCTATGGGCTTGAAGCTGTTGATTCCGCTTGGTCTACTCGAACCCTTTTGTTTGCCGGGACGATGGAACAAGTTGAACTTTCGTGGACAACGGTAACGATCAGAATTCGTGATCGGCTTTTTGATTTCAAAAAGCCTTTGCAGCCAACGCTATATCTAGGAACAACAACGGCAGGCGGACAAAACACAGCCGAAGGAAACTTAGACGACCTTAAAGACAAGCCAAAACCTCTTCTTTTTGGTGCAGCCTTCAATTTCTCCCCTGTTCTTGCGAACCGTTTCGATCTTATCTACCAAGTTACAAGTCGCACGTTCAACAGCGGAATTGTTGTCCGCGATAACGGCGTGCCCTTGACTTTTACACAAAATTATGATACAATACAAGCCTTACGAACTGCAACGATGACAGGTGGACAATACGCCACAGCAACCGCGCTTGGTTTGTTTCGTATTGGAGCAAAGCCGGCTGGTCAGATTACGGTTGATGCAACCGAAGGCGCAAGCGGTCAACGCTCAGCGGCCCGCAACGTCCAACGTCTTCTTGAATTCATGGGTTTGCCGACAACCGCTTATTCGGTAGCCGATCTCAACGCTCTCCATGCACTAAATCCGGCTGATATTGGCATTTGGATTGGTGCGGGTGAAGCAGAGCGCCTTGAAATCATTTCGCAACTGCTTGACGGTATCGGCGCGACGTGCGTTCCAGACCGATTAGGTGTTCTTCGTTTCTTCAGAATCGATGCACCAACCGGAAACGCGCTGGTTGAGTATGATAGTTCATACATTCTTGATCGTGGTGCTGGTATCGAGCGTGTTGTTACCAACGACGAAGGGCGCGGCCTTCCGGCAAAAAAGCTAACGCTCGAATACGGTTATAACTACACAGTTCAAACCGGAACGCAAATCAGCAACACGGCTGCGACGGAAGCAGCTAAAGCGTTTGCCGGTGAAGAATGGCGAACTGTTGTCGTGAAAGATGATGCCGTTGCAACAGCTTTCTTGATGGCTCAGGAATTAACGTTTCAGTCCCTTCTTGTTAACGCCGCAGATGCTCAAGCTGAGGCAACGCGGCGATTGAACCTTTACAAGGTCAAGCGCGATCGATACCGCGTCCCTCTCAAGACGGAATACGCTGATAATATCAATCTTGGTGATATCGTTTCGCTTCGATTGAATCGCTTCGGTCTTAACGCTGGCAAGAAATTTCTTGTGATTGGCATGGAAGAGGATTTTGCAAACGGCACGACGATCCTTGACATTTATGGATAAGCAGCATGGCGAATAATGGAAATATCATGCTTGGCTTTCCTAATCGGATCGATCAAGCGGCACTTAGCGGAGGCTCGTGGACTACGGGCCTTCCTCTTGCGAACCTTCAGAACCGTCTTTTTGCGCGTGTTGCACGAACGACCAATGCTCAGCTTAGTTCTACGCAATTCGTTATCGATCTTGGCGAGCCGCGCCGAATCAATATTTTCGCTCTGATTAACCATAACATTTCTGTTACCGCTAAAATCCGAATTGAAACCTCTGGGCAGTCTGATTTTAGCACGATCCAAGATAGCTATTATGGCGATGTCTGGAATGGTGTTGCGAATACATATTGGGACATCAACGCGCTAGAATGGGAAAACGATAATTTCTGGATCGGATCTTATTCAGCAGAAGATATCGCTGGCTTCACGTCTATCTCGACTCAGATTCTCGATAGCTTTCGTTCTGCTCGTTATTTCAGGATTCGAATTGAAGATAGCTCAAATCCCGCTGGATATATCCAGGTTGGTCGCGTTTTTATCGGCCCTGCTATTCAGCCAGCCGCAAACTATTCGTATGGTTCCGGTTTTGGCTACGAGACGAACACAGCCGTTGAAACGGCTCTAAACGGCGCTGAATTCTTTGATGTTCGCGAGCCTCTTCGGTCTATTCGCTTCACGCTTGAAATGATGAGCAATGACGAAGCTTACGGCTCTTTCCTAGAGATTATTCGTCGCGCAGGTATTCATGGCGAAATTTTCGTTATTCCAGATCCCGAAGACGAATTCAACGGTCTTCGTCGGAACTTTATGGGCCGCAATAGACAACTAAACCCGCTTGAACAAGCTATTTATGCTGACGGCGATATTGCCAATTCGATGGCTTTTGAAATCAAGGAACTTCGCTAATGGCAACGACGCCAACAGATGCCATCAACCGTATTAACGCGGCCAATGGCAATGCTTATGATGTAACCAACAATCCTGGCGGTCTGGCTCAGGGCGGGTATCGTCAGAACTTTGTTCCCGATCTTCAGGCAGCGGTAAGCG